GGTCAGAGATATTGTTCCCGAAAGTACGGGTCACGGCTGCCAGGTTGTTCGCCATGCCGTTATAGTCCCGGCTGGAGAGCGCCATATATCGGTCGCTATCCATCACGCCTTGCTCGTTCATGATGGCGTCCGCCTGCGCCAAATCATCAAAGCCGGAAGCGGCTGAAGCGCGCTTCACGAAAAGCGTGCCCTGGAAGGCTGCGACGTTCATCACCGCCAAGTTGATGTCAGAAGCCAAGCGTTGCTTGGCCGCATCGTAAAGCCGGCCCTCTTGCTGCGGATCACGCAATTCTTTCGCGGTCATCACCCACGGCACGCCATGGGTGCGATTGATCTGCGCTGGCACGGCAAGCTGGGTGTAATCGTCGAAATTCGCGCTCATATCGGTGCCCTGATAGGACACGGCGATGTAGGGCTGCGGGCGCCAAATGGTGTCGTTGGTACGCTCCATCATGGCTTGATCGGTGTTGTAGATGCTGACATTGCTCGAGAGCACCAAAGCATCTTGGAAGCCGGCCAGTAGCTGATCGAAAGCTACGCGCTCTTCCTTTGAAAAGCTGTTTGCCATAGGGTATGGACCTCATCTGAGATATGGGATTGCTGCCATGTCTCGCATGTAGGGCCATGCGGCGTCCGGTCTATCTCGCATGTGAAGCCATGCGGCGGCTGCGCCGATAAACGGCGACTTGTGGCCATTTACGCCCCAAGCCGCCGCCTTGTCAATTATTTTCTGCTTTGCATCGCCAATTGGCGCCTGTAAGCTGCAACTTTGGTCCGGTCGTTGGTGCGAAGCGCCTCCTCTTCCAGCCGTTCAAGTGTGGCGTTGGTCGCGCTACGGCTCGGCGCCGTGCTTTGAAGTGGCGTTTCAGGGGGGGGCGGCGCGGCGCGGGGGCGGGACGTGGTTTTCATTTGGGTTTCCAGTTTGGCCACGGCAAAGGCGAACTTCACCGGGTCTTTGATGGCAGCCAATTCCTTGGCCTTGGCGGGATGCTTCCCCAAGGCGTAAACCAGCAAGGCCGGGTTATCGGCGCCGGCAATCATTACGCCCTGTTGCGTCACGTCGAAAAGCTGCTGAATGCGTTCCTCTGCTTCCTCATAGTCCGGCACCTTCAGCTTCGCCTTGGCTTGCCCGTAATCGGCCAGCTTGGCGTGCCAAGCCTCCTCCTTGGCGCGGGCCTCGGCATTCGCCTTGGCAGCCTTTTCATCGGCCTGGCGCTTGCGTTCTACCCAATCATCATAGGCAAGCTCGAATTTGTCAGCATCATAGTCGTAATCTTCAAGCTTGGGCTTTGCCCCCAGCGGCGCTTCAGGGATCGGCGCTTCTTTCGCGCGAAGCTGTTCCTCTAGCTCGCGCTTTTGGCGCTCAAGCTCTTTGATCTTTTGGCGTTGTTCCCTTAGCGGGTTGCTGTCCGGCGTTGGCTCAGGCTCGGGGGGCGGCGCTTCATCGCCAAAGGTAACGACAACCTCACCCTCTTCCTCTTCCGGCGCGTCATCCGGCGGGGCCTCGCCCTCCGGCGGTTCGGTTTCCGGCAATTCTGTGGCGTCCACCGTTTCTGGCAGGGTTTCCGGTTCAATCGTTTCTGACATGCTATCGCCTCTTCTCGCCCATCATCGGCAGGGCGGGTGCCGTTATTTCTTGCGGCGCGCGGCCCGCATGTTATCCACAAGGTTCGGATACGGGCGCCCGGCTTCCTTGGCCATAGCCTTCGCCGCCGCCTTTTGCTTGGGCGCCAGCTTCTTGTCGCCCTTGGTCGGGTCCTTGGTATTCCAGACGGGCTTTTTCATTTGGCCTTGTTCCTGCTGCTGATGGCCTTGGCCTTAGCCTTGGCGTCCGCCTTGCTGGATGCGCCCCAGGCTTGCAGGCTTTTCAGCAACCGCGTCGGCTGGCCTTTGGCGTCACGCTCCGGCCCCGGCATGTTGCCCATGCGCGCCAGAAAGGAAGCGCGGCGCGGGTTATCTCCAGCCTTCACAGGTGCCTTCAGGTCAGAACCGGGATTAGCCTTCTCATAGGATCGGCGCCCGGCCTCATTCAGTCCACCGCCGGCGCTTTTTCCGGCCTTGCGAGTCCAAGCGGGCGATTTCATTGTTGCGCCCCAAACGCCGAGGCCGCCGCAAGCATGGCCTTGGCTTCTGCCGCGTCCGCATTGGTGCGGGCAATCTCCAGCCGTATAGCCTCAATCTCGGCCTTCGTTTCCATTATGAAAGCGTCAATCTGGCGCTCTTGCTCTTGGGCGGCGGGATTGATTTCAGACACCACCTTCATGGCATCCACCTTGATTTTCTCCACCTCGGCAAGCGTTTTCTGCGCTTGGGCTAACAGATACTCTTGCTCTGGCGTCGGTTGCTGCGCCTGGGCTTGCATGGCCTGCATTTCCTGCGCCTCTTCCTCTGTCGGTTTCAGCACCCCCATTCGGACAAGCTGCTTGCGGAAATATTCCCGCACATCGGCTATGCCTTCGCCTTCCATGTTCATCATGGCCATGGCCTGCAATACCTTGGCGGTTTCGGGATCGCTGGTAATCGCCAGCATCCCGGTAATCGCCCGGACCGTGGCAGCGCGCCGGCTGTCCGAAGTCGGGCCAACCGTCACCGCAACGTCGAAATCAGCCTCGGACAAGTCGTTGTCAGTCTCTTGCTCTGCGTCGCGCATCATGGGGCGCATCAATTCAATTGACGTGATTTCGTCTTGCTCGCCCACACCCTTCATGGTGCGGCCTTCCTCGACATAGACCTCTTTGGCCATGCCCAGCCAAATCTCGCCCGCGCGCTTGACCGCCTTCGCGAAGTTGGACATGTAAATGAAGGACGGCATATCAAGGCGTTGCTGGATCATCTCGACGGCCTTGCCGGAGATGTTCGACACCATCTTGTCGCCTTCGTTCTGGTTGCCCAGAATTTCTTTAATATCCGCTTCCGTGATCTGCAAAATGCCAGCCAATGCAGGCGGTATCTGCGGCGCTCTGGTATAGGCCACGGGCGGAAGGTTCTGTAACTGCCCCGTCGCGTCAGTCACCGGATTGATAAGCTGGTATGGGTAATTCTTGATGTTGTCCTCTGCCCATCGCTCTTGATGGCCAGCAACCTGCTCGGGGAAGAAGATGGGCTTTTCAACCCCGGACATGGCCGCGATCTCGCCAAGCTTCGAGACTTGCATGTTCTTCAGCCGTTGCGGGTCTTTGGCCAAGCGCACCGCGCCCATGCACCGCTCGACGTTATCCACAAACCACCGCTTGCCATAAACCGGCACAATCGGGATATTCTTGCCGGCAATCAAGCCGCAGTCTTCCAGCACCGCATTGCCGTTCAAGATGTATTTCCGCACCCGGCGCCGCTTGACCTTCTTCTGCCGGACCTCGCGGGCGCCAAGCGCCTCAAGCGTGGCCTCTAGCTCTTCATCATCTTCAAAATCCGCCTCGGGATGCTTTACCTCGCTGCCGTCCAAATGCCGAAACACGCGAATGGTCTGGGTTTCCATTTCCCGCCGGTAGTATTCCGCCACATAAACCACGTCTGGCGTCAGCCAATCGAACTCGCTGCGCTTGATGTCTTTTGGCCAGCTTGCCGGGTCATCGCCCCATTCTTCCATATAAGCAGCGCGGCTTTGGCTAGTGATCACGAAGCAATGCTTGGCGTCCGACTTATCTTGCCGCTTGGCGTCCAGGTCAAAGAATACGGAACTGTCAGCATCGAAGATCGGCGCGATGCGGATGCGTTGCTTTTCGTCGTCTTCGTCTTCTTCGTTTTCGTATTCCGTATGCAACCGGAAGGCGCCGAACCCGCCGCCTACCGCCTCTTCGAAAGCATTGTCATAGGCTTCCGTTGCAACGCTGTCCTGTTCATCGGCCCGGAACAGATCGGCGCAGGTATCGGCCAGCTTGTCATATTCGGTGCCGTCCTTACTGACAAAGGCGGCGCTGATGCGGTTGTTGCGGTATTCGCTGATGATCCTGAGAACTGCCAGGTGAACCTTATTCACCTCAAAGCGTGGCTTGTTCTCAAATTGCGCGCCAAGCGGACCTTCCCATTGGGCGCCGGCGATGGAATAAAACCGCCGATCATCAAGGCATTGCAGGCGCTCTTGCCGCAACGCGCTCTGGATGCGGTCAAATTGCGTCATGGCCTCGGAATGGATGTCAGCTAGTCGCTGTTCCTTGGAAATCCGCGCCACCGTGCTACCTCCAATGATGCGCCGTAGGGATCGCCACCACCGGGGCGGGGCGCGACACTTTGGCCCTTCTAGCGCCTTCGCAGGCATAACGCAAGGCATCAATGACGTGGTTTGCCTTATCGTTAAGCACCGGCAGCACCTTGCCCGTTAAAGGGTCAGTCTTGAACGAATAGGCGGTCAGCTCGTCAATCGTGTGCCGGCACCGGGGATGCACCACAATGTCAAAGGACTTCAGCCACTCGATCCCATCCTCTATGCTTTTCGGCCCTTTGACCGCCGCCGCAATCTTGGGGAAGCCGTGCTTCCGCATGTAGCTGATAGTCTCAGGCCGGGCGCTGTCCGCCGTCAAAGGCCACTTCTCGGCCTCGGGCACGGTCATAAACAGGTCCGGCGTGTCGGGTATCTCGCAGCCGATCCGGTAAGCCTCATAGTCAATATACAGTTTTCGCCCAATGATATGGCACCGGACCAGCACGGTCGGGTCAACCGCAAAGCCCCAATCGGCCCCCAGGCGGTGGATGGCGTCAGGCGGCGCTTCAAATTCCTCAATCTTCCAATTGCGGAACACCCGAGCCTCGCTATTGGACACGTACCCGCCGCCCCAGACGTGGGCGTATTTGTCCGGGTCGCGCGCCCTGTCATACTCCATTTCGCGGCGCAATACGTCCGGGAACCAGGGATTGTCATACCAATTGACGGGCACAATAACCGCGTCCGGGGGCGGATCCGGGCCTCGCAACAGGGCGTCAACCGGATCTGTGTCTTGGTGGGGGTTCCAACTAAACCAAAGCTCAGAACCTGGCCGGCGGATTGTCGGGCGCAACAGGTCCAGGCTGCGCTGCGATAGGGACTGAGCTTCCTCCACCCATGCGCGGTCATAGCCTTCCAAGGACTTGATGCTGTCCGCCGTGTGGTTTTGCATCCCTTGGAAGATGATCAACCCCTTGCCACGGCGAGACTTGATCACAGCTTCCTGGACCTCAAACAAGTCCGCCGCGCCTAGGCTCTCAATCTTGGCTTCAAGCAACCGCTTCACGGATTGGGCGAGGCTCTTCTGAAACTCTCGGACGCAAACGCTTGACGTTTCAGGGTCCAGAATATGCGCCTCAATCAGCGCCTCGGCAAAGAAATGCGACTTGCCTGACCCGCGCCCGCCCCATGCGGCCTTGTATCGGGATGGCGCCAGCAGCGGCCTAGCCCATCGCGGGGTTTGGATTTGCAGGGCGGTCATTCAACCGCCAATTTGGCGCTAGGTTTGCGCCGTGTCAAGGCTGGCCCTCACGTCCTTGGGCCGAATGTTGCTTGGCATTGCGACCACCGTTGCGACCCGCTGGTAGCCAAGTCAAACCCTAAAACCTGCCCGGTCCTGACCATCACGGAATCTTGCAACCCCTTGGACCGTGTTAACGCTTGCGCGCTGGTCAGGTCGATCCGCCAGCCGGGCGCCAGCGGTGAAAGAACCAAGGGGCATTCATTACGGCTTCACAGCCTCGACGGTAATCTCATAAGGCTGATCGCCATCATAAACCGTAAACCGAAACGGGCCTATAGAATGGCGCCCTACGCGGGAAATATTAACCTTCACGGTTGTCTCCTGCGCTGGCGTTTTGGCCGCTTCAATCTCAATGCCGCCCATGCTTAAGCGTGTTTTGCCCTTGGCTGCCGGAATTAAAATGGTTGTCATGGGCTTGGCTCGGGCGGCGGGTCGGGCAGCGGCATCCAGTGGCTGGGTTTCCATTCATCATCCTCGGCATACGCGCGGGGCACTACCAAAACCCATTCTCCCCAAGATGCTCGCCATTCTACCGTCGCCATGTCGCCGTCACGATAGCCCAGCACGGGCGTTCCATCCTTTGGCGCGGTCTCAATCGGTTGCCATTCCATGGTCATGCCTTCCTTTTCGGCGGCGGCGTTTCTTCCGCATGATCAGCTCTTGCCACAAGCCAATCTGCTATCTGGTCCGGGATAGGCAACGCCCCGCGCGCCCATTGGCGGACCGTGCCCTCGGCGTAGCCAAGCTGCCGGGCCAAACCCCGCTGGGTCCAGTCCAGCAGGGTCAGGCATTCGCGGAAATGCGTGGGGGTCATGGCGCAACCTCCTCAACAACACATCCCGCCGCACGAAGTTGCGCCACTCTTTCGGCAAGAAAATCCTTGGCTTGTTTAACGCTGGCCGCAACATCCCGATCTTCGCTTGTATCGGCCCATACCTCAGTCAGCAAAAAATCATGCTGCCGAATTTTTGTAATGTGCGAAAACTTGCCAACGCCTTGAACTGTGTAAGCTTTGCGGTAAGGCTTGCGGTCCATCGGGTTATCTCCTCGTTTCCGGGCACCATCGCCTCGGTGCAATCCTTATACGCATATCGCGCAACGCGGTCAAGCAAAAAAATGCGCGCAATGCGTTTTTTTATTCGCCGGCCTTATCCACAATCACGCGCTCAATCCGGGTGATCGCCACCGGCGCATCAGGATCTCCAGCAAGCGTCGCCTTGCTCTCGGGCGGCATAATCCGGTCAAGCAGGTTCACCGCAGCCGCGTGACCTTGCGGGTGGTCAGGATCAAGCGCGCGGGTCATCTGGGCATCAAGCAGCGCCTGGCGCCGCTCGGCAATCGTGGCGCGGATTTCCGCCGCGACGCGCCAGCCTTCGCTTTTGGACCATGCCGGCGGTTGTGGCGCTTCGCCAAATGGAACGCGGGCAGGCGCACCGCTTGCGGGGCCACCGATCCCGGCGCCTTTCGCAGGGATGCCGCTGGCCGGAATGCCGCTGGCGGGTTTACCGCTTGCCGGTTTCGCGCGCGCGCGCGAGGTTTCTACCATGTTTGGCGCCTTTTCTACCATTCTCGGCTCCTGGTCTAGTTTTCCGGGTTTAACACGGGCTTGGGCTGTCGGGGAAGGCTTTTTCATCAGCTGGCCCGCAAGCGGTCTGCAAGCGCCGTAAACCGCGCTACAAGCCCTTCCAGGTATTCCCGGCTTGGCTGGTCCAGCTTCGGGTGCTGCAAGCCGTTCTGCGCCTCTCTGGCGCGGCCTAGGCAGTATTCCGCAACGGCCTCGTCAGCATGGGCGCGCGCCACCTGGGCAGGGGTCAGGTCCATCAGCGCCACCGCTTGCCGTGCTGGGGGGTGCGGCGCGGGATCAGGTGGTCAGCGATGGCGCTTGGCAGGCCGGCAGGCGGGCGCGGCCATGCGTCAGGTCCTCCGGGGCATCCCGCTGCTTGCCAAGCAAGATATTCTTGATCCCATGCCTTGTCGGCTACCGCGATGCTGGCCTTGGTGGGATAGGCGCTGGCGGGGTCGAAAATGCCGTCTGCGCTTTCGTTTCGTTTTGCTACTCGTTCATCCGGGCCTGGACGCGACCGGGACAATCCAACCCCTGTCCCGGCGGGACAATGGACCCCCCCCTTTAGGGGGGGGGTTCCAGAATGTCCCGGCTGCGGGGCATCAGCCGGGGGTAAAATGTCCCGATTTGTCCCGATTTGTCCCGGTATGTCCCGACTGTTTTCGGGGGTAAAAAGTGACAGTTGATTGCGGTAAGTTATCATTTCAGACTGCCCAAACTGTGTCATGATGCACCCCGATTTGTCCCTTTTGGGCCAGCCCATCGGCTGCCCGGTTGAAGGCTTTCTTCTTTGCTTCATGGCTATCTGCGGTTGAGCGCGCAAAGAATGTCTCGCGCCATGCGTGTTTGCTTGTGGCGACTTGCACCCCAGCTAACGAGGCTTGATACGGCACTTGAACCGACTGTGTAGCCATCACGTCGTGCAGGATTCGCAGCGCCATGGCCTCGCCATTGGTCAGTCTCACGCGCGGCTTGGCGGCGCCTTCCTCTGCCGGCTCCACCACGCATGACGTGACCGGCTTGCCGCGATGGTTTAGGCCAAGCTCCACGCGCTTCAGGGCAAAGCCGAAAACCCCGTCAATCTCCAGCTCGCGCTGCTTGGTGACCTTGGCGACGGACGGGCTGTCATTGTCCGCGCGGGAAATCTCGATCTCGGTATCAGTGGCGGCGCGCAGCAGGCTATGGCCACGGGCGCCCTGGGCTTGGTCCTTGCCTGAATGGTGGATCCAGGCCACATGCGCGCCGGTGGCCTGCCGGATCCGGTCGGAATTAGCAACCAGCGCGCCCATATCTTCCGGGGAGTTTTCATTGCCCCCAGCCATGGCGCGGCTCAGGGTATCCATGACCACCAGCCCGACCGGGATGGCCATGCGCGCGGCGGCTTCTGCAATGGCGGCTATCAGCCGGGACGTGTCTGCTTCCGGGTCCAATAGGTTTAAGGCGACCGGGATAATGGCAAAAGGGATTTCCTGCCCTGCCAGGCCGCACGTTAAGGCAAAGGCCGCCACGCGGTTCTGGATGCCATGGGCGCCTTCCATGGCGCAATAAATCACGCCGGCCTGTTCCACCTCGCGCCCACGCCATTCCAAGCCCATGGCCACGTGCAGCGCCAGGTCCGCCATGAAAAACGTCTTGCCGCAGTTAGAGGGGCCGTAAGTTACGGACATGGCGGCTTTGATCAGCAAGCCTTCGACGAAATCTTCCGCCTTCAGGGCTGGCTTCACGTCCTGGAAGTAAATCAGGGGCAGGCCGGTGGGCTTTATGTCTGGCGCCACGCGCTCCGGCTCTAGGCCTATGTCCGGCTCTGGCTCGGCTGCCCAATGGTCTGGCGGTGCGTCTCTCGGCGGCGGCTCTGGGCGGGGTTCGTATTCCTCGACCACGCGGCGGATTAGGCGTGGCGCTTCCGGTATCTGCCGGGGTGCCGCCTTGCCGTCCGCAAAGCCCGTTTCAAGGGTGCGAAGGGCGTGCTGAAAATCCTCGCACTGCCCCCGGATGGCATAAACCGCGTCACGCAATGCGGCGATCGCCGGGCCTTCGTGTAGCTCCCCAGCCGTAACCAGCCCGCCGATGGCATAGGCCGCGCGATTGATCGCCGCCCATTTATGGCCTTGGGCGGCGTTCCGAATGGCCGCGCATTCGCGGGATAGGGCTGCCAGCGCATAGGGCGTGCCGTCGCCATTGGTAACGCTCACCGGGCGCGGGGCGGGCGCTGCCTGGGCTTGGCGCTCCGGCACCGGTCGCCCTACCGCTTCCGCGTCAAGCTCCGGCGCTTCATCCAGCGCCCGGCCTTCAATCGCCACCACCTCATGCGATGGATTGCTGCGCACTGACCCGTAATAATAGGCTTGTGAGGCGGTAAAGCTCTCGCTGGCCAACGCCCCCACGAATAGCCCATTAAGCCGCGCCACCATGCCAGCGCGGGCGTGCGACGGGATGGCCTGCGCCAATGGGCAAAGGACGCGCCACCGGGGCGTGTCTTCTGTGTGGGAAGGGCTTGTGTAAATGATGGCCGCGATACCGGCATTGGCGAGTATCTGCCGCGCGCGATCGACCGTGATGGCCTCACCGTCATAGTCCGCCTCAATCCCGGTGACGGCGGTTATGTTTCCGTCATGGCGCAGGCTACCGCGTGGGGTCCGCACCTCGCCAAACGTCGCCAGCTTCAGCCACGGCAGTTCCGCCTTGCTGGGGGCGGTAGTGTCGCGCAGCATCGGGATCAGGGCACGAAGGCTATGCTCGTAGGTGCGTTTTGATTGCGCCGCGTGATCCCGGAAGAATGTGACTGATAGCGGAATATCTAGCGCCGATCTGCCTGGGGTATTCATTGTTCCGCCCGTCATTGTCACCGCGCTCATTTCTTAGCGCCTTTGCGCTTCCATGTCTCAAAATGCGCCTCGCGCTCCGCGTCCTCTACCGGGTCAGGCACGCGGGTTTGCAGGTTGTGGAGAAAGCGCGCAACGAAGGCGTCTATTTCTTCTGCGGTGGCGCGGGGTGGGGCGGGTGTCATGGCGCCATCATTTCCAGCATCGCGCTTTTTGCATCTTTATAGTGCGGCTGGTTAAATTTACGCCGGATTTGCCGCTCTACCTTCATAATAATCTGCCGCACACGCTCCCGCGTCACTCCGAAATGTCTTGCTGTTTCATCAAGGGTTGACGGCTCACCACCTTCAAGCCCGTAATAATGCTTCAGCACGGCAATGTTACGCGTGTCAACTTCTCCATTCATATTCTTGATCGAATTGAGCGCATCCATCATCGAAGCAACCGCGTCTTGCACAATCAAGCTTCGCTCAGGATCATAGGCGATCGATGGCAAAGCTTGGTGCATCAATGCCGGCAAACTCGCCGCGTCAACGTCGCGCGTGACGCGGTTTGTTTGCAACGCGCGGCGCAGGAATGGCGTCGGGAATAAGTCCTCTGGCAAACGTTTTAAGACCTCTGAAATCCGCAGAATGCTTGGGCGCAATTGGCCGCATGGCTGATAAGGTGCGAGCTTCAAATTCAGGTAAAGCCCAACGGTAGAATTATTCACGCCACATGCGCGCGCCAATTCCGTCGCGGTTGTGAAGCCTGCCTGCTCCATAGCCCGGAGCATTACCGCATTCTTGACAGTAACGATTACCCGAATGTCTTTCATCTCACGTTCCATCCCCATTCCTGCAACATCAGCACCGCGTCATCCTGCGACCGCACCACCGCCACGTCATGGCCCATGCGGCGCAGCATGGCGAGGCAGTCGTCTTGCGCGTCAGTGGTGCGGCCTTTCTCGGCCTTCACCTCAAGGAACGCGATGCGCCCGCCCGGCCCTACCACGGTTAGGTCAGGCCATCCAGTGATCATTCCTTCTGCCTTAAGCATCCTGCCGCCGATCACGCTGCGCTTTCCGGCATTGGGCGAATGGTGGCACACCACGCCAGACAGGGCCAAGCGACGCTTAATGGCGATCTGGATGGCACGCTCTGGCGCGGCGCGGGTCATTGGTCTGGCGCCATTTGAATGCGAAAATTCAACCGCTCGTAAGCGTTTCGGGATTCTTCTTTTGCAGCGTGCAACGTTTGATAGGCGATCTTTCCAAACGCGGCCCAATCCAAAAGCTTGAGCATCTTTTCTTTTTCCACCATAACCACGGCAGGCCCGGCTTCCACAAGCGCGCGGTATTCGTCTGTTGTCATTGCTCTCTCCTCCTCTTATTAAACTCTGCCTGCGCCACGCATTCCGTGACGTGCAGCGATTGCCCTTCACGCATTCCCCACCGCACGTAATTCTCGGCAAGCGCGCACGTGCGATGCACCACGAGTCCCTCTTCGCATTGCGCGCCTTCGGGCGGACAGATCAGAAATAGCAGGATGAAGGCGGGTTTCATCACCCGCGCGCCCGCATCGCCAAACGATTTTTCAGCCAGGTTGGGGGCGGCGGATTGGTCGGGTTTTTGCCCGGCGCGGTATGACAGCTTGCATAATGCGCGGCGCAAAATGCCGATGGCCGGCCCTTGGCGTTTTCCACCACCGGCGCCTCGCAGAACAGATGCGCCCGCGCCTCGCTGTGCGTGATGTATTGGCACTGCTTATGGGAAAAGACCCGGCGCGGCGGCGTTTCGGCAACCGCGCCGGGCAAGTCTCGCTCAGGCCGGGAGGAAGCCTGGCGCTCAACGGCGGAGGAAACGCCGGAGTTGAAAGCGGCACGTGGCCGCGATGGGGAAGCCGCCCGCGTTTCGGAGAGCTTAGGGAGTTCTCGATGGGCGCGAGCGGCAGGCCGGGACACCACGCCCCGGCTTTTCGAGCGCGCGCCACACTTGGCGACAAGGCCAAGGAACTTCGCGCGGTATGAAATTGACCCGACACTGCGACCGATGCGATGGCCGATTTCTGCGGCAGTCAGCAACCCGCCGTAAAGCTGGCGCAACGTCGCATCATCAGCCTCAGTCCAAGGCCGCGCCAAGGTGACGTTGATTGGCGATGCGCGGTTGGGCAATTGAAGGCGATGCGCGCGGCCTATCACGCTGTTTTTACTGACACCCATGCGCCGCCCAATCTCGCTAGTGGTCAGGCCATCGCGCCAGAAGGCAGCAAGCTGCTCGTCACGTTCTTCTGTCCAAGGTGACGGGCCTCTCATTGGCCGCGCGCCTTGCGAGGGGGCTTTGCCTTAACAACGGGAATGATGTCATGTTTCCCGTCATCCAGCCAAACAAACTGCGACAAATCCACGTTTAGCTTTGAGATTTCAGGATTTTCTTTGACCGCCGCTTGAAATGCGCGGGCAAATTCAAGCCATATAAAAAAATCCTTCAAGGCGTGCTGAAGTTTTTCTGGCGGTATTGTCAGAAAATCAACAAGCTTCTTGATAAGGTATTCAGGATGCTCGCTCATTTCGCCGGCCTCCATTCCAGCGCATCAGCAAGCGCCTGGCGCGCAACCCGGCGGCGCAGCATGGCGCGCAGCCGGGCGTGATGTTTATACGGGACGCCTTGGTAGCGCCAATTGCAAACGGCATTCGGGCGACAGCCTAGCGCTTCCGCCAGTTTTCGCGTGCCACCCGCCTGCTCAATAAGGTCTGATACTGTCATGGCCGGAACCCTAACCCCACGGCGCGGGGCTTGTCAATCATAAAAAAAAGCATCGGGCATTTATTTTATGATTGACACGCGGCGCGACAGGGCATAGGGTTGGCCCATCGCAACCCGAACAGAGGCACCACGCCATGCTCAAGCTTTTACCCAAACAACCTGCCGAAACGCCAGCGCAGCACGAAGCCATGGCGTCCCTTGCGCGGTTTCGCACCCGGCTCGAAAACTGCCCAGACGATAGGCGCGGCAATTGGCACGAAGCCGCTACTACGGCTTGGGCGGCGATGCTGCAAATCGAGCAGATGGTGTCGCAGCTTCTCAAAATCAGCGACGCCGCGCCAAGTCAAGACGCATCCGAGGCGATTGACTATGCGATTGACCAGCTTGTGGAGGCCGCCGGCACCATGACCAGCGAGGTTGAGCGCCGGGCGGAAGAAGACGCCGTGAATGGCGCCTTCTATCGCGCGATTGATGCCGCGAACATGCGTCGGGGTGCTGCGCAATGACCAAAGAAAAAATTGCCGCTGTGCTGGCGGGTCACAAGCTATGGTTTGAAGGTGAAGGCGGACAGCGCGCCGATTTGCGGGGCGCCTATTTGCGGCGCGCCTTTTTGCGGGGCGCCGATTTGCGGGGCGCCTTTTTGCGGGGCGCCGATTTGCGGGGCGCCCTTTTGCAGGGCGCCTTTTTGCGGGGCGCCGATTTGCGGGACGCCGATTTGCAGGGCGCCTTTTTGCAGGGCGCCTATTTGCGGCGCGCCTTTTTGCGGGGCGCCGATTTGCGGGGCGCCCTTTTGCAGGGCGCCTTTTTGCAGGGCGCCTTTTTGCGGGGCGCCTTTTTGCAGGGCGCCGATTTGCAGGGCGCCGATTTGCGGGGCGCCTTTTTGCGGGGCGCCGATTTGCGGGGCGCCCTTTTGCAGGGCGCCTTTTTGCGGGGCGCCGATTTGCGGGGCGCCGATTTGCAGGGCGCCGATTTGCGGGGCGCCGATTTGCGGGACGCCGATTTGCGGGGCGCCAAAATCATTAACGACAAAACCGCCATCGGTATTCTGCGCCGCGCCACGCGCTCGGATGGCTGGGAGTTTTTCCTTTGGCATTGCGAAGATGGTTTTTACATCAAAGCCGGTTGCCGGTTTTTTGAAATGGCCGAAGCGCGCCAGCATTGGGTCACCACCCGCGCTGGGACGCCGCTTGGCGATGAAACGCAAGACATTCTGGATATGTTTGAGAAAGCTATAAAGCGTTGGAGGGACGCGACATGACCCCCGAACGCCTTATCTGGTGGGTCGTTCTCGGCCCGCTTTGCGCGCTGCTGATCCTGACCATGATCGTTGGCGCTGGCCCGGTCAGTGCCGCGTTTGAAGTCGTATTTCAAGGCATTGCCTGGGTCGTGGCGGTGTGGCTTGTGCTGCTGGGGGTGGTGTGATGACGCCCGCACAGATTGCCAACGTGGCGCATATTCATGCGGAATACGTGCTGGAAGCGCGTCGCCTTGAAGCCTCTGCCGACCGGCACGAAGGCGCCGATCCTGACCGCGCATCACAGGCG